CTTTTAAAAGATTTTGACTATAAGAAATATAAAAAATCAATAACAAAGTTTTTATTGAAGTATTTTGAAAACCCGGCGCAATAAAGCTAACCGGGGAAAATTACTATTTACTCTGTGTAAAGATAAACTATTTATTTATACTTCCAAATATAACCGCCTGACTGATTATATTTTCCGATACATGTTTTATATATATTGCTTCTATATACTTTTGTTTTCCTGAAAGCCTCTGCAAGTGAATAAAATTCTTTTATAAAATTACCGTTTAAATCATATTGTAATACTGTTTTGTTTTTTTTATTATTTATTCCGGATTTTATATCTTCCCTTCCTTTTTTATTATTTTCTTCCCAAGTTACAAGCCTTAAATTATCTAATGAATATGGTTTATAGTCATCTAAGCGGTCGCAACTTGGTTTTAAATGTCTTACATATCCCGAAGCAACCCAATTATTATATAAAGTTTCAAAATTTGTCTGTGAAAACATCCATTCTCTTAATTCAGATAAAGTATAGTTAGGTTTTGGGTATTTTTTTCTTTTTGAAGATAATATTTGAGAACAATATATTACGACTGGTAAGCCTTCTTTAGTTTTCTTTTTATTGCTTGATATTAACGTTCTACATTCCCTACATGTATGTCCATTGTATTTATTATTATTTCTAATAAACGTTCTGTAATTATCTATTGTATATACATTATTACATTTTTTACATCGTCTTAATACCATTGTTTAGTCTTTAAATAATGTTTAGAAAAAGAAGTAAGGAAACGGCTCTAAACATTCCGCTGTCAACCGGTAATTACTCCGGTTTAATCCTTACTGCAAAGATAATATATTATTTTAATAAATCCTTATAATATTTATTGTTTTCCTGAATAAAATAAGGTGTCGTTTTATATTTATTAATATTCTTTTTCCGTTTTTTAATGTAGTTTTCAGCTCTTTTTGGTATTCCTTTAACAGGGTTAAGTTTAACCGGTTTGTTTGCAATCAATTTTGCTGTTTGTTCTTTGGTTGCTAATATAGGAACAGCATAACACCGGCACGCAGGGTGGTAGCCAAGAAAGATATAATCTTTAGCATACCGGCCGATCATGTCATCACAAATATCTATAACATCGTGATTATCAGATAGTTTGACTTCTATTCCTACAATAAAATTAAGATTTTTTCTTACAACATTATCTTGTTGTCTGTAAGCCCTGTTTATCTCATTTCTACTAAGCCTAAAGGCATTTTTCTTTGAAGACTTATAATATCCTGCACCGGGTCTATAGCTTAAAATTTCCTGTTCTAATTTTCTATAAGATTCTTCACCTCCGGCCCTGAGAATTCCACGTCTTCTTAATTCATTTAAATCAAGTGATTCAGGTCTGTTTAAAAGTCTTGTCAGTTGTAACTTTACTTCGTGAGCCGGCAATCCCTCAAGCAAACCGGATTTCAAAAGATTATCTAAATTTTGATAAAATCCTTTGTTAATATGCCATACTCTGCCGGATACTATTTTAACGTTTGGTTTATTCGGACGGCCTAACCATGTTTTAACTAATCCGGTTTCAATTTCTAATCCTGTAATTGCTGCGGATATTTCTTTCAGGTTTTTTCTTACTGATAAATCTATTGCGGTTCCTTCATATGTTGAAAGTATCTTATTGTAATGATTTACAAAAGCTCTTTTTATTTCGACTATTTGCCTTTGAAGGTTTCTGTTTATTCTCGGGTCCTGAATTGTTTGGCGTGAAATTATCAAAGATAAATCAAATATCATTTTTCTGAAAGCGGCATTTATTTGTGTAATGCTGCCGTTCTCAATGCTGAATAATAGTTTTTCGTATGCTTTGTTAATTTCTAAAGGCATATTATTTAATCTTTAGCTTCTTCTTTAGATATTGCAAAGTTACCATAAATCGTATTTTCAGACCCCTGTTGCCCTTTTTCTTCCTCAGTAGGTTTAGGTATAAACTTCATTAGCTTGGATGCTATAACGCCCATTTTCCCGTCTTTACTCGGAATATTCCCCTCTTTTAAAGGCTGAACAAATAAATGAGTTTCAATTCCGTTCACTTCTGTTAAAAATCTATAAATCAATTCCGGATCATGTCTTTCAATAAATTTAACATTCTCAACTTTGAATTTAATATCCTTTAAACCTTTTACAGCATTCGGAAATAATATTTTATCCTTTTGCCATAGCAAAATAAGATGTTTTTTAATTTCTTCCGTAAATCCTTTTTTCTCCAAAACCTTAATAAAATCATTTAAAGTTTCTTTAGCTTTTTTTAAGCATTTTTCATTCTGAGTTTGTTTTTTCATGATTGTATTATTATGTTATATAAATAAGATCTTATTTTACAATATATTTTAAACCAAAACCGGAACTCAACACAGAACGTTTGTATATTATTAGTTTTTATTACTCTAACTCTGCGTAAAACATATTTTGACATTTTAGCCATAATTTATATTAGTTCATTACTAAGTATTAATTCTAAAGTAACACTTGAAACACTGCTAATTCTCTTAAAATTATCAAGTGATAAATTAGGTGTAGATGTAATACATAAAACATCTTTTTTTAAGTTTCTTAGTTTTCTTTTTTTAAAAATGAACACACATATTATATTCCAAATTGTTTTCATATCATTTCATTTAGTTAATATCTATTGCAATATTACAAATAAATATTGATTATACAAAATATATTATGATATTATAAAACATTATATTGTTTACTTTTGATATTAAAATTACTGATTCTTTGTCGATCTGAACATAATATGCAAAATCATGTTGCCAAAGATCGGTAAAATTTAATACTTCTGTCATTCGTCTTCAGGTATATCAAAACTTTCTCCGATAACTGCCTCTTTTTTTATTAAGTCTTTTTCAATTTCGTTATTCTCAACATAAGGATTTACACCTATTGCAGTTTCTTTGCTCATTATACCGGATATGGTCGCATTCACTAAATTATCAATTAATTCTTTGAAATTCTTAGGAATAGGACTTAAAAACTCGACATTAATTTTCAGCTTTGTAAAATCTTTTTTCGGGCTTGATGTTTCCGAAAGTAATTGCTTATGAATATTAATTCTCCTTGATAAGCTAAAGAATAGATTTTTTTGTGATAAACTCTGTGCTATTGCATCGGTGAACATTAATTTTAAAGCTACACCTGAAACAGATCCTAAACCTTTTAAATTATCAAATGATAAATTAGGCGTAGATGTGATATATAAAGCATCCGATTGTAAACTTTCCATTTCATAAATTGCGCTTTCTGGTTTTGTTAGCCAAACTAAATACCGTGCATCTGCTTGGATTTTTTCACCGTCTTCAGTTGTATTCTCCATATGGAGAACATTAGGAGTTTGTTTTGTTATTTTACTTTTATCTTTGTCGCCGTCTTCTGCGTCTTCAGTAACAGGGTCACCTATTAAAAGCAAATCCGGGAATCCAAAATAATCATTAGTATCTCCATGTACTGATTTGATTGTATTTATTCTGTCAAGTAATCCTTTAACATCCCATGCAAGCGGTATCTCCATTGAATAATAAACAATCGGAATTTTCTCATATTTTAATATCGGTACATTCTCACCTTTTTCATTTTCTTGTTTAACTTGTATATATTCGGTCCCGTCTTTTTTGTATTTAAACATTTCTTTTTCTGTGTAAACCTCATAATATTTTACCGTTACAGGCTTACCGTCCGTTGTGTATTCATTCATATTATAAGATCTGATAAAGGCATCCATATCGCCTTTTTCATCAAACAGCGGATATAGTTTGTTATTTCTTACTGAAAGAAATTGATATTTAACTGAGCCGTCTTTTTTATATAAAAGCTCTGCACTTTGACCGTATGCTAAAGTCTCTTTACCGATTTTATCGTTAATTTCATCTGTATCAGCATCATTATAACTTTCATTGAATAAAGAAAATAGCTCACTGTTGTTTCCTTCGTTGTTTTCAAGTATCAGTTTAGGGCTTTCGCCGAATAGGAAATAAGATGCTGTGTCTGTTATCTTTTTATAAAGATTAACACAAATTTTGTTTATTTCTTTAGCCGGGTCTTTTGGATGTACCCTGTCTTTTATGTCCTGTCTTCCGGCATAGTATTCAATATATTCAAGAAGATTCTTGTTTTTTTCTACATTCTCCTGAATTAATATCTTTATTTTATCCGGGACGTTTATATCCGGATTGTTTATTACGTCAATTGCTTTCATATTATTATTTCTGTTTTTAAACTATTATGAAATTTTGTCATTAACTCTCTATGTCTCTTATAATCAAAATCTTTAAATAAAAGACCCACTACATCACTATTAGTTATATTTTACTATCTTCTAAATTATATACATTGATGGGGTCCGTTAAATTATCTATCTGCTTATTTGCTTCAATAATCATTTCAATTAATTCTTCTTTTTCTAAAAGTGAATACATCTCTTTTTTTTCTTGGTCTGTCATTTCAATTGCTTGTACCATTATTTTGTTGTTTGGTTCGAGATTTCTTTAAAACCCCGTGTTTTTTGAGACTGTTTTATTGTTTTGGTTCATCTTTTACCATTATTAGCTTTCAATTAATGATATCGGATACTGTAAAATATTATCATTAATTGAAACTGTTTTATCAAGTCCTAATATTATAAACATAAAACACAAAGGAATAATCATTAATATATAAATGATTAAAAATAGAATAAACCCGATAAATCTTTTAATTATATTTTTCATTTTATTATCTGTGAAATATTAGTAATTTTTTTAGTCTTTCGAGTTTTAAAGAAAAAGTTTTTTAATAATGCATAACAAATCATATCTACATGCTCATCGTGTGCTGCATTCGGAAACCTCTTTAGTTGTTCAATAAAATGATGGTTCCATGATCCTTTTAACAGCTTTACTTTACCACTGTCACAATATGGCAAAATAGCGTCAACTCTTTCAATCTTACTCTTATTAACGTACTTATGTTTAATGTCAATTGCATTATATTCAGCCCTTTCTAAATGCTGTCTTAAAGATATTCCCGATGCTTTTGGCTCGATAAAGATACGACAATTTCCCGGAAGTGACTGAGCATTGTAAAAGTTTTCCATAAATTCAACTAATTCAGGAAGCTCTAACCATTTATCAATACTTATTTTGATGTATAGTTTTCCTTTATATTTACCGCAAATCATTATACCTGTAGGGTCGTTTGTTGTGTCTTTTGTATATGCTCCGTCAACATACATTTCCCAAATAATATTATTAGGAATTTCTTTGTCTGTTACAATTTCAAAATGATCTTCTTTGAATTTATTTCCACCTTCCGGACTTGGTTTTCCCTGATATAACGAATAAAAAGTTTTTGGATTGTTTTTTTTCTTCTTTAATAATCTGGCTTTGGAGTGTTTCTCCGGCCATAAAGCCTCACCAATTTCACGTGGGTCAAAATCATTCTCTGTTTCTTTTATAGATTCTAAATTGATTATTTCCCATTCTTCCTTTTCTTGTTCAATTATTCGACTTGCAATGTCATCATAATGCCACCGGGTCATAATTAATAATTGTTGACTGTCATTATGTAAGCGAGTGCTTGCTTCATCTGTGTACCATTCCCATAGTTTTTCCCTGTATGTAGGAGAATTTGCAGCTTCACGACCTTTTATTAAATCATCCATAAGAAGAATATCGACAGGGTTTCCTGTTATACCACCACCTACACCAACTGATAAATAACTTCCTAAATGCCCTACGATTTCAAATTCTGATGTATTCCTTAAATAACTTCCTTTATGATCAGAAACTATCCTTTTTGAATTCAATCTTGTTTCAGGAAATACTTTATAATATGATTCGCTTTCCATTATTCTTTGAATCTGGCGGTTGTATTTTGATGCATAGGTATCATTATAAGAACAACCTGCAATTCTTAAATCTGGATTTAAGCCAAATAAATACGCTGTTAATCTTCTTGTAGCTAATTCTGAATTATGTGTCGGTATTAAATCATATCCTGCTAAGTAGATATTATCTTCAACTTCAATACAATTTCCATATTCAAGCTTATTATCCATTTCAAAATCATTAATAAAAAATCTTAATTTATCAATTC